AAACCCTATGAAAAAAATCCAAGGATCATCACGGAAATAGGATTAGACAACCTTAAAAAAAGTTTTGATGAAATTGGTTTTGCGCAGCCAATAAATATAAATTTAGAAAATCTGCAATATTCAATGGAGGACTTAATACGGTTAACTATTCAAAAGTAATTGAGCATGGCCGTGAGTCAGGCTTGCATCCAACTATGAAACCTGTTGCAATAATTGAAAATCAATTAAAGATAGGTTCAAATTTAAATTCCTTAGTTGTAGATTTTTTCCTTGGTTCAGGCTCTACTTTAATAGCTTGCGAAAAAACAAAACGTAGGTGTTGTGGAATAGAATTGTTACCTAAATATTGTGATGTAATTATAAAAAGGTGGCAAGATTTAACAGGTGGAAAAGCAATATTAGAAAAAACAAAACAAGCTTTTAATGAATTACAATAAAATACTTAATCCTATATTTTACTTTCATTGCATTGCAGTGATTCGGTTTAATTGATAAGCTATATAAGCGGTATAACCTAACTAAAAGGGACTTCGGGGTGTGAAATGAAGAAAAAAATGGGACGAAAAAGGGCCAAATTTGACTGGGATAAATTCGACTCTATTTTACAATTCAAACCTCCTAAACAAGTTTGTTCCGACATTATGGAGGTTTCAGAGGATGTCATTGAAAGACGAATAAAAGAAAAGTATGAATGCACTTTCACTGAATATAGGGCCCGTAGAATGGGACCAATGAAAATAAGACTGGCTCAAAAATTAATTCAAATGGCATTAAGCGGAGACAGAAGCTGTCTTATTTTTGCTTGTAAAGTTTTTCTAGGCTGGAGTGATAAGCCTTTAGAAGAACAAAATAAGGAAATAGCTAATGTTGTTTTAAATATACCCTCTAACACCAGGGAATAAATGAGAATAATTTTTGATGATGATATTAAAAATAAAGACTTAAATTATTTTATAAAAAAAAAGCCCACATTAATGAAGGCATTTCAGGTTAATGATGATTTTAAAATCTATAAAGAAGGAAAAGGGTTTTTTGTAACTGGGTCAAGAGGAGACTATATAGTTGTATTAGAACCAACAGAGGATGGTTTTTATGTAATTGAAAAAGAAACTTTTGAAAAATATTATAGACCTTTTGAGGTGCCTAAGAGTTTTGAAAATGTATTATCTTTTAATGAGCATTTAACTAAAAAAGAAATGGAATTAAGTTTGGATGAATGATTTAACATTAGGACCACAGAAAGGGCCACAAGAGTTATTCTTAATGAATGATGCTGATATATGCATTTATGGTGGTAGTGCAGGCGGTGGGAAAACATTTTCCCTTTTATTAGACTTCCTAAGGCATTTTAATAATAAAGATGCAGGTGCCGTTTGTTTTAGAAGAACCAGCCCTCAAGTTAGGAATGAGGGGGGGTTATGGGATACCTCAAAAGATATTTATGGAATATTAGGTGCCGAACCCAAAGAAAGTATTTTAACGTGGAAATTTCCAGCCGGTGGGAAATTAAAGTTTGGCCATTTGGAGTATGAAAAGAATGTTTTAGACTGGCAAGGTAGTCAAATACCTATAATTTATTTTGATGAGCTAACCCATTTCACTGAAAAACAATTCTGGTATATGTTATCCAGAAATAGATCTGTTTCGTCAATTAAACCCTATATAAGAGCTACAACTAACCCCAGTTCAAAATCATGGGTTAAAAAGTTAGTAGAATGGTATTTATTACCTAACGGTCAACCTGATTTAAAAAAATCGGGAATTAAGAGATACTTTATAAGAGTTGATGATAAAATTGTTTGGAGCGAATGTTCCAATAATTTAAAAAAACAATACCCTGCAAGTATCCCTAAAAGTTTTACATTCATTCCAGCAAGCTTAAGTGATAATAAAATTTTAATGAAACAAGATCCAAGTTATTTGGCTAATTTACAAGCTTTAAGTAAATTTGAAAGAATGCAGTTGTTAGATGGAAACTGGAATGTACAGGAAACATCTGGAATATTCTTTAAGAGACATTACTTTACAGAAGTTGATGCATCGCCTAAACTATTAAGTGTCGTTAGGTGTTGGGATAGAGCAGCCACGGAATGGAATGAAGGTGATCAAGGTGATCCCGATTTTACGGTTGGTGTGAAATTGGGTGTAGATGCCGATGGTATTTTTTATATTTTAGACATTATTAGAGAGAGATATAGTGCTTTAAAAGTTGAAAAGCTTATCGTTAATACTGCAAAACAAGATGGTGTTAGTTGTATTGTAAAAGGGTTTCAAGATCCTGGAGGGGCCGGAAAAAATGAAATTGAAAATTTTGTTAGAATGCTTGCGGGATTTCATGTGGTATGTGAAAAAATTAATGTTGATAAAATTACTGCTTGTAAAAGTGTTAGCGCACAGGCTGAGGCGGGAAATATAAAGATTTTAAAATCATGCAAAAATAAAGAGGATTTTTATCATGAGAGTGAGAACTTCCCTGAAGTCAATCATGATGATATAATAGACGCTTTAAGTGGTGCTTTTAATTATCTGGCTTTTAAAAGAGTGGATGAATTTACAGACGACTTTATACCTAATGATTTAACAACAACTAATCATTTAAATGAGTGGTGATAAAATGGGCTTTTTCGATAATATTTTTAGTAAAAAAACTGAGGACAAACTAGAATCGGAAGAAAATAAAGAGTTACCATCTTTTCATGGGAGCCCTATTGGATCAACTGGGACTGAAAACTTTGGTGGTTATTTTGACGAGGAATATTTAGACGCTTTAAAAAATAATGAAAGAGCAGATGTATTTGACAAAATGAGGCGGTCCGATCCTCAAGTTATGATGTGTTTAAGTGCCGTTAAAAACCCTATTAAGAGTTCAGCCGCAGAAATTCATGCCGCTGGTGATGACTCCTTTTATAAAGATGATGCCCGATTAATTGAAAAGATTTTATTTGAGTCAATGGCAACTCCATTTCCTAGATTTTTAGCTGAAGCTCTTACTATGATTGAGTTTGGCTTTAGTATGTTTGAGGTAACACATAAGAACTTTATTAATCAGCCTATTTATGATGATGAGGGAAATAAAGTTTTAGATAGTTATACAGGGATTAAAAATATTTCTTGGCGGAGTCCTAAAACAATTGAACGATGGAATTTAGATCATGAAACGGGGGACTTATTAAGCGTTGACCAATTGGCCTTTGGTGAGGTTGGTAGACAGGTCACTATACCCTCAAAATATTTATTACTCTTTACTTTAAATAGAGAGGGATCTAACTACGAGGGGATTAGTGCTTTAAGGCCATGCTATGGTAACTGGTGGCGAAAAAATAACTTTAATAAAGTAAATGCAATTGGAATTGAAAAGTTTGCAGTCCCTACTCCAATCGCAACAATTCCCCAAGGTAGACAAGCGTCAACGCAGTATACTAAACTTATTACTGCACTAGAAAAATATACGACACATCAATCGAATTATCTTATAAAGCCAGAGGGGTTTGACATAGATCTAAGGACTAACACCTATGATCCTTCTAAAGTTGAAACTTCTATAGAAAATGAAGATAAAAGAATGGTTAAAGCTTTTTTAGCTAACTTTCTAGAATTGGGAATGAGTGGGTCAGGTGCTTATGCGCTCTCAAATGACCTAAGCGATTTCTTTTTAACTGGACTTCAATTTTTGGCCAATGAAATAGCCGATCAAATTAATAAAAACCTTATTCCCGAATTAATTAAAATGAATTTTGGCCCAAGAGATAAATACCCATGTTTAAAGTTTTCTGGGATTAGTGATAAGGCAGGAAAAGAACTTGCAGATATATTAAGCACACTGACGAACGCCCAAATATTAACCCCTGATGATAAACTAGAAAAACATTTAAGAAAGAGATTAGGTGTAACGGAAATGAGTGACGAGGGTCAAAGACTACAGCCTAGTCCTACAGCGGACATGTCTTTAAGTGAAAAGTTTAATGCTTTAAAAAGAACTAGGCGGAGATAGATGCCATGGCGATTAGAAAGGAATTAGATCGACTTTTAAGAGATAGTGAAAAAGCTGTTTTAGATGTAATGCAAAGTAATTTGTCTTACATCGGAGATAGTCTTATAAATAAAGTAATGGCCAAGGAGTCAGGCCTAAGTAATGCTTTAAAACTGGATGCCATCAAAGGAATTGATGCGTCCGGTCTTAATGAATATAAAGATGATCTATTAGACGTTTTAACCATTATCGCCTACGAAACTCTCCGACAAACTAAAAAAGAAGTCCCTAAGGCCAAATATGAACTAAGTGAAAATGAAATTTACTCTATTCAGTTTGTTGAAAGTAAAACCGTCAAAAAAGCTACAAAGAAAATTAAAAAGACAGATAAGAAAATAGAAACTATGTGGAAAAAGCTACCGGCCAAAATTCGCAGGCAACTAAAAACACAACAAGAGTTATTAGTAAAAACTCAACTCTCCGATTTAGAAAAAGCTGTTTATTTTCAATATACGACTTCAGTAGGACAACAAAAGAAAATCAATGAAGTCAAAAAAGACATGATTGAAAATGCAGAGGATTTTATTGATGGTCCATCGGTTAGGGCTGGAGCGCCATTAACTGCACACCAAGCTATAGGCGAGGCAAGAAATGCTTTTTTCTTAGATGATGATGTATTAAAAGAGATAGCAGCGTTCGAATTTGTAAATAACTATATTCAGGACCGTACCCCCATCTGCGAAGAATTAAACGGCACTATTTTTGCTAAAGATGACCCCAACATGTTTAAGTTCACGCCTCCACTGCACTGGAATTGTAGATCAATGATTTTACCTATTTTAACAGGTGATTTAAAAGGTAGAAAAATTAAAAAGCTTAAAATTAAAAAAGCTAATGAAAAATATCTGCAATTTAGTGAAAAATTAAAAGGCTTTATTTTAGAGCATGAAATGAATCACGAAGGTTTATTATGACCTCAAAAAAAATAGTTCAAACTATAATAGTTAAAAAAACGCCAGGGATGACTCTTAAAAAAGCTAAAGAGAAATTAAAAAAAGCTGGGGGAGAGTTTTTTAAAGTAGATGAGGGAAAAGGATCTTATTATTTTAGACAAAAAGACCCTGATTTATTTGATAAAGATAGTTTTAGCTCTTTTGAAATACCGGAACAGGGTGTTATACTTATATATGCATCTCTAAAAAGGAAAAATGCAATGTCCGAATATAGATCGTCGCCATTCCAAATTAAATTAAGTGAAAAAGAACTACCTAATAAGATACAGCTTTTAAGAGCAGGGAATTTTTTCCATGACGGAAGAGAAATAGAAGTAGATCAAAAAGATCTGGAAAACATGGTTAGAAACTTTTCTGAAAAAGTCCGTGGAATAGATTTAATGATCGACTTTTCTCATAATAGCGAGGGTGAGGCTGCTGGGTGGATTAAAGAGCTTATTTTAAGTGATGATAAAGCGGAGTTATGGGCCGAGGTAGATTGGACCCCTGTAGGTAAAGAGAGATTAGCTAATAAATCTTTTAAATATATCAGTGCCGATTTTTCTTTTGCTTATAAAGATAATGAAACACTGAAAGACTATGGTCCAACACTCTTTGGAGCAGGCTTAACCAATAGACCTGTTGTAAAACAAATGGAACCAATTGTTCTGAGTGAAATTAAATCTATTAACATTAACCAGGAAAAATTAATGTACGGAGATGCAAAAGAAATGGAAGAAAAACTACAAGAGGAAGAAAAAGAGCTTAGTCTTGAGGATGCGCTAAAGCTAATTAAAGACCTTAAAGACGAGCTTTTGAAAAAAGATGAAGAATTAATTTCTTCTAGAAAAGAACTTGAAGAGGGAAGACTTAAA